ATATGGATCTCTTAAAAACAATTATACGCTTCTTTGGGATATGGAGTCCAATCGTGGTTACATTAATGTTGTTGCTGTAATGCAGAAATTCTTTGATCAGGCAATCTCTGGTAATTGGAGTTATAATCCAGAAAATTATCCTGGTAATGAAGTACCAACTTCTGTCATGGCAAGTGATCTTTTGACTACATACAAATACGGATGGAAAACTTCCTACTACCAAAATACAAATGATCTTAAGTCTGATGAAGTATCAGACAAACAAGAAGAACTTGATAGTTTAATTTCTCAACTGGAAAACGCTAACGAAGAGGAGTGCGAAAGCTGTGCAGTTTAAAACAATCTCTAAAAAAGAAGAAACGTCATCCATTCAAGGTATGACCGTTTTCAACAAAAATCAATGTAATGCCAAAAATCAACCAATGTTTTTTGGCAAACCACTGAGTATTCAGAGATATGATTCATATAAGTATCCTGTTTTTGATAAATTAACAACTCAACAGTTGGGATACTTTTGGAGACCAGAAGAAGTTTCTCTTCAAAAAGATCGATCTGATTATCACACACTTCGGCCAGAACAAAAACATATCTTCACTTCCAATTTGAAGTATCAGATCATGCTTGACTCTGTTCAAGGTCGTGGTCCTGGAATGGCATTTTCTCCTTATTGTTCACTTCCAGAATTGGAAGCATGTATGAACGTCTGGCAATTTATGGAGATGATTCATTCCAGATCTTATACATATATCATTAAAAATGTTTACTCGAATCCGAGTGAAGTATTTGATACTATTCTTACTGATGATCGTATTTTAGAACGTGCTAAAACTGTAACGGAATCATATGATGATTTTATTAATTCAGCACATCTGTATGACAATTCTGAACAGTGGAAGCAAGCGATAGAAGAAGTACCGTATGCTTTAAACGAAAGGTATGAACTCAAAAGAAAACTCCTTAGAGCTGTCGCAAATGTCAACATCTTGGAAGGAATTAGATTCTATGTCTCCTTCGCATGTTCGTTCGCATTTGGCGAACTTAAGCTTATGGAAGGATCGGCTAAAATCATCAGCCTTATTGCCAGGGACGAAAATCAACACCTAGTCATTACCCAGAACATTTTGAATAAATGGGCAGATGGTGATGATCCAGAAATGAAAAAAATCTTTGATGAAGAAAGAGAATGGATCTACACCATGTTTGATCGTGCAGTCAATGAAGAGAAACGTTGGGCAGAATATCTGTTCAAAAATGGATCTATGATTGGTTTGAATGACAAACTTCTTCATCAATATGTTGAGTGGATTGCTAATCGTCGTCTTAAGGCAATTGGTTTAAAACCACAGTATGATATTTCTGCAAACAATAATCCACTACCTTGGACACAACATTGGATCTCTTCTAAAGGTCTCCAAGTTGCGCCACAAGAAACAGAAGTTGAATCTTATGTAGTTGGTGGTATTAAACAAGACGTTAAAAAGGATACATTTGCTGACTTTAAACTTTAATCAATATGTACATTGCTGCTGTATCTGTAGGCCATGATGCCTGCGTGACTTTATTAAAAGATGGTGAAATTGTTTTTTCCATTGCAGAAGAGAGGGTGACTCGTCGTAAACATGACAGTCACCCTTTGACTGCTATGATGAAAATTAAAGAATATACTGATACAATTGATGTATTAGCTCTTGCTAATACAAATGTGTCGGTAAAAAACATGGAACCAACACTCTATTTCCAGGAAAACCAATATGTTTCTTGGGCAATGAAACTTGGTTTGATTGAGAGAAATACATGTCCACAAGAATATGATCATCCACAAGTGATGGATCTTGGTTTAATGCATCATCATAAACTTCATGCGATGTGTGCATATATTAATTCTGGATTTGATGAATGTTGTGCCGTCGTCATGGATGGTGCTGGATCTTTTATGGTAGAAAATTTTGATGATCCTTTTCCACAAAGAACATTTGTGGAATCTGAGTCTATTTTTGAAGTCAACAAAAATGGTATACAATCAGTTCTTCGCCGTTTTGGATCAACAAAGATTACTTCTTTGGAAATTAAAGGATCTATTGATAAAAATATAGTTGGAGAGCAGTCGGATACTGAATTTGGTTCCACGTTTGATCCTGGTCCAGGGAAAATGTTTGAAGCTGTTGCTTATTTTTCTGAAATGGGTCAGAATGAAAGTGGAAAGGTGATGGGACTTGCTCCATATGGAGAAAGAACTGATCTCGTTGATAGAATTATGAAAGTATATCAACACGATCCTGAGTTATTCATTGGTAATAAAGATTTATTTGATGTGGATTATCCCGCTTGGGCTCATGTCAAACCAGAATCTCTTGGCAAAGAATACTATAAAATTGATAAACAAAAACTGTCTGCATCTGAGAGATGGGAAAATAAAGATATTCAAAATCTTTGTTATGCAGTTCAAGAAGCATCACAACAGATTGCTCTATCTTTCATTAAAAAAGCCATAAAAGAAACTGGGAAGAAAAAAGTTATTCTCTCTGGTGGTTATTTCTTGAATTGTGTTTGTAACTATTGGTTACTTGACCAGTTAGACGATGATGTTGAATTGTATGTAGAACCTGCTTCTAATGATAGCGGAATCTCTCTTGGTATGGCTTACTTTGCTCATGCTATAGCGACGGGAAATGCACCTTTAAGAAAAGAGCCAATCAATAACATCTATTTTGGACTTCCATATAAAGATGAATTGAAAAATCTTAAACAAGAAATTTCAAGTAAAGTAAAGTGGGAGTATGATGTTACGCATGATGATGTGATAAAACTTATCACTGAAGGTAACATTGTTGCAATGTACCAGGGTAGGTCTGAACATGGACCCAGAGCACTGGGCAATAGGTCTATTTTGTTTGATCCTAGAGTCAAGAATGGAAAGGATATTGTGAACGGTGTGAAGGGTCGTGAGTGGTATCGTCCGTTTGCTGGAACAATTTTAGTAGAACACTTTGCAGATTGGTTTGAGACTAGAGGTCTTGACGAGAGTCCATTCATGATGTATGCTATGAAGTGTCGAGATGAAAAACAGGAATTAATTCCTTCTATTGTTCATGTCGATGGAACATGTAGGATTCAAACAGTTTCTCAAGAACAAAACCCAAATTATTACGCTTTGATTGAAAGGTTCTATGAGAAAACTGGAGTTCCTATTTTGTTCAATACTTCTTTCAATCTTGCTGGAGAAGCAATGGTAGAAACTATTGAGGATGCAATAAATACAATTTGGAATAGTAATATCGAATACCTTTACTTGCCCGAACATAATATGATCGCTTTCTCTAAGAATTAAACTTCTATCGGTTTTGGACCATGAATGAACTTCCAGAGTGGAAGAAAAGAGCACTATCAGATCCAAATCTGCCAGAAAAGCAGGTGCAAGTTCTGCTTCATGGTCCAAAGTGTCTGACAGATGCATGGTTTCTTCAAGCAATGAAATACAAATACCAGATCCGTGGGATGAATAAATACTCATAGGTTTTGTTATGATGATGTGGAAGAAAGTTACCCAAACCCTTGGAAATATATGGGCACCGTGTTTGATGGGAGCCTTATTGGGGACAACTGGGGTTTTGTTTATAAAATTACCAATCAGTCCAACGAACGACAGTACATTGGGCGAAAGTATTTTTGGCAAAAGAGAAAACCCAAAGGTGGTAAGAGGAGAGTTACTAGTGAAAGTAACTGGAAAAAATATTACGGGTCATGTCCAGAACTAAAAGACGACATCAAACTCTTTGGAAAAGAATGTTTTGTTAGAGAAATTCTCAGCTTACATAAGACACCTGGAAGGGTCAACTACGAAGAGACCCGACAACTTTTTCTTCACGACGTTCTGACTAAGGCACTTGACAGTGGTACGCCTGCGTACTATAATTCAAACATTCTCGGTCGTTATTATAGGAAAGACTACTTCGATGCTTAAGACTTTGATTGCTTCTGCTGCCCTTGCGGTAGGTCTTACTAGTCCACAAATTCCTCATGCAACGGAGGCACCTGAGATCCAAACTATTCCTGTAATTCCTCATGAATCATCATGGAAGTGTGAAGATTGCACGCCAGAAGAACAATATGTCCTTGCAGAACTCCAAGAACAAACCAAGATCTCAGATCGTAATGCTCTTGCTACGATCATGGGAAATATCAAACAGGAGTCTAACTTCCGTGCCAACATATGCGAGGGAGGGGCTAGAGTTTCTTACGGGAATTGCCATCGCGGTGGTTATGGTCTTATTCAGTGGACCTCAGTAAGACGTTATAATAATCTCGGTAAGTTCTGTGAGAAATATAGATGCGATCCAAGCAGTCTTGAGGGTCAGACTCGGTATATGATCAATGAATCTGTGTTCCAACGATACCTTCCTGAGTTTGAAGGTCGTGGAAAAACTATTGATCAGTATATGGTTTCAGCATACTACTGGTTGGGGTGGGGAATCAAGGGGTATCGTCAACAGTATGCATATGATTACATTACGAAATTGGTACTGAAATGATTCAAAAATATAGTATAATACATCAATCATGATTCACGATTGATGTTGGGATTGTCGCCTATTGGTTAAGGCCCACTGCTTATAACGGTGTGAATCGGGTTCAATTCCCGACAATCCTATTGACAATCTGACCAGTTCTGGTATGATTGTCCCATGACTCAGTAGCTCAGTTGGATAGAGCAACTGCCTTCTAAGCAGTCGGTCGTAGGTTCGAGTCCTACCTGAGTCGCCTTGCCCTTGTAGCATAACGGTGATGCAGTGCTTTTGTAAAGCAAAGATTGCTGGTTCAAATCCAGTCGAGGGCTCTGAGTTCTATAACTCTAACATGAAAATTAATCTTTGGTATTGTACCAGCATGAAAAAATGGCGTTGGACACTTGCGGATGAGAGTAATCGAATGTGTCAAGAGTCAGGGCAACAAACACATCTTCGTGATGCAATGAATGATGTTGCAAATACTGTAGAATATATATTGGAATGCAAACAAAGTGAGTAAAAATACTTAAATGAAATCTGATTTTTATATAGATAGAGTTAGTAAAGAAGATATAAAGGAACTTCTTTATACTCATCACTATCTAAAAGACGAATCAAAAGATTTTAAATCCGGGTATAACTATGGACTTTTCAAACGTACTGAATGGGAATGTCCTCTTAGGATTGGCAAGTGCCTTGCTGCTTGTGTTTTTACTGGCCTCCCAGTTCCAGAAATTGCCAGAGGAGCATTTGGATTAGAACGTAATCAACAAGAAGGTTTATTTGAACTTTCAAGACTTTGTGTTGACCCAAAAACTCAGAAAGAAGAATATAATATCACTTCATGGTTTGTTGGTAGATGTATCAGGAGGTTTAAAAAAGATGCAACAGTTCGTGCTATTATTAGTTACGCTGACAGTTCTCGTCACGATGGAACTATCTACCGCGCTTGTAATTTCAACTACTATGGGTTAACGGATCCTAAGAAAGATTTTTATTATTCTGATGGAACCAAACATTCAAGGGGAAGTGTAAAGGGTTCTGAAGGGGAATGGCGTGATAGAACCCGTAAACATCGGTATTTAATGATCTTTGATAAAACACTTGACGTTAACTGGAATCGAGTGTATTCTTAGTAAATCGCTGGTCTAGCAATCTGGTGAATGCAGCAAACTCATAATTTGCCTAAGGCGAGTTCGATCCTCGCGACCAGCATTGACAATTGTTCGATTTAATCGTATAATTGTCCTCACATCAAGGGACGGTGGCGGAATCGGTAGACGCACCAGACTTAAAATCTGTTGAGCATATGCTCGTGAGAGTTCAAGTCTCTCTCGTCCTACTTGACAATCTAACCTACATAGGTTAAAATTGTCTGACATGCGGGTGTGGTGTAGCGGTAACATGCGAGCCTTCCAAGCTCTTGTCACGGGTTCGATCCCCGTCACCCGCTTAACGGATTGGCGACATCCGTGCTCACATCTCCGAGAGAAAAAAGAATCGGAATAACAACCCATGTGAGAGAGAGGTGGGACCCCTCTTGGTGCCCATCAGTACTATACTGCAGGATAGTGCTGATGTATTTTTATTCCCCTGTAGCTCAGCGGCAGAGCCATCGACTGTTAATCGATTGGTCGTAGGTTCAAATCCTACCGGGGGAGCCTTGCTTGATTAACTCAGAGGTAGAGTGACTCCTTTACACGGAGTAGGTCGGCGGTTCGATCCCGTCATCAAGCATATATAAAAAAGAATATTTTTGATTATGAAAAAAATCTTACTTGCAATGATGGCATCAATGTCTTTATGCACATCTGCCTTAGCTGAACCGACTAAAGGTTATTATACTATGGATGCCATGGGGTGCATGTTACTTAGAGAGTGTGTTGATGGAGTCGATAAAGTTGAAAGTATCGCAACTATTGCTGATCGGTATCCCAATAGTAATTTTGGTATTGTTGCTAACGAGTTCAACACCATGCTCGTTGCTCTTGAACAGATCGGAGTTGGGGTGTTTCTAGCAGATGAAAAGTATTTTCCTGTGGGACATCGTGGAGTTTATCATACCGTAGGAAATAATTTCTTTCTTAATAAAGCATTCATGCACCGTCCTGGTGTTTTGATGTCAGTAATGCGTCATGAAGGATGGCACGCTGCCCAAGATTGTATGGCAGGTACAATCAAAAATAATATGATTGCGATCATCCATAACGAAGAGGATGTGCCTAAGATCTGGCAAGCTATTGCTAAAGATACTTACAAACACACACCACACGCTATCCCCTGGGAGAAGGAAGCAACCTGGGCAGGTAAAACTGAGGGCATGACAATGAAAGCACTTCAGTCTTGTGCTGCTGGGACAATGTGGAGTGATTATGAACCCACACCCATGACTGGCGAATGGTTACGAGAAAATGGATATATTAAATGAAAAATAAAAGAATAAAAAAACTTATACAAAAACCTTTAAGATTTCATCATCAAGATATTCATGAAGAATTGGAACAAATTAAGGAGAAACTAAATTATGTTATCTGTCAGATGCAAAATGTGCAAGAAAGAATTAACCAGCACGACCAAGACACAATGTTGTGGGTGTCCAAATCAAATGACGGTTTGCGAGAACAAAATAACAGCAGTTGATTTAAGTCAAGTTTTACTTCTGAATTCTGTAGATGGTCTTAAGAATACGGGTGTTCTAAGTAAAACTGACTTACAATATCAAGAATCTCGCAGACAAAGGCGAGTTCGTAAATTAAATTTTGAGGAAAGATGATCAACCTGCATCAAAAGTTTAACCACTATTTACATACTGATAAAAAATTAGATCTTGATGATGTAAATGAAAAAGTAATTAGTTATGGTTGGGTTGATGATGGATCAGAGCTCACTGGTTATTATGTCTTGACAGAAAACTATGAGTTGGTGTATGATATGAAAGATAAGTTTAGGCACAAGGTTCCTCGTAACTCTAAAGCCTCACTTAAAAAATAAATGGAGAGGTGGTCGAGTGGTTTATGGCACTGGTCTTGAAAACCAGCGATGTGCAAGCATCCGTGGGTTCAAATCCCACCCTCTCCGCCTCATATATAAGTTTCACACACTAAAAACTCATGGATCCAAATGTGATGCAGATCTTTCTTGATACGGCAGACACCGAAGTAATCGAAAAATATTTTTCGACGGGACTAGTAGATGGTGTTACCACTAATCCTACTTTGATTATGAAGAGTGGTAAAAGTCCTGAAGATGTATATCAAACAATCAAAGACATTGGGGTACAAGACATCAGCATGGAGGTCGTTGGATCTGACCTTGAGATGTATGATGAAGGTATTCGTCTATATGAAAAATTTGGAGATGTCGCTACAATCAAAGTACCCTGCACTCGCGAGGGTTTGATTGTTTGCAAACGACTTTCTGAACAAAACATTAAAGTCAACGTTACACTTATTTTTAGTGCTGCTCAAGCAGTTCTTGCTGCCAAGGCGGGTGCTACTTATGTTTCACCTTTTGTTGGTCGTCTTGATGACCAATCAGTTGCAGGACTAGAAGTTGTCCGATCCATTGCGGAACTGTATTCACGTCATTGGATTAAAACCAAAGTTCTTTCTGCATCTATTCGTAGTGTACAAAGGGCAGTTCGTTCCTGGTACAATGGTGCTCAGATCTGTACAATGCCACCCAAAGTATTTGATCAGATGTATGACCATATTCTCACCGATAAAGGTCTTGAAATCTTTGATCGGGACTGGTCAGAAGCAATGGACAGTCTTAAGAGTGTCTAGAGTCAATTGACAAATACGTCTTTTTGTCTTATCATTACAAAGTAATCAAATTCAACCAATGTCTCGCACTGAGTTTTCTTCCAAGTTCAAAAAGTCCATGAGTGTTTTTCAACTCGCTGTTGAAGGTCAAATGGATCTTGATATGCAACATCCCAAAGTTTACAAAAAACTGATTAAGTTTTACCAAGAACAAGGTGTTGAGTTCTATGATGATCCCACTGATGATTATGAACTCGTTCTTGATTGTCTCCGCGAAGATCTTCGTGAATGTGGAGTTGCCGTCTGATGCAAGTAATTAAAAAACCCACCGTTCTTCTTGAAAGGTTTCCTTATCGTTATATTCAAGTGGGTAAATTAGAAATCAACGGTATGCCTGATTGCCGCATTCAAAAAGTAGATTCATATACAGGACGATACCGTGACATGTATCTTTGTGATAATGAAATGCAGTTGATGACTGCTATGGAAGATCATGATTATACCTGTTGGTTGGATCCTGACAATGTTCCTGCTTATGTTAAAGATCATGTTGTTAGTTCAAATTTGATTAAAAATAAATAAAACTAGTCATCGATAGTTAATAAAATGGCACGCAGAACAACAAAATCTGAATCATCTGAGTCACCTGATGTTTTTATGTCAAAGTACGATCAAATTTCAGAACAAAAGTTTTCAGAACTTCAAAGACGTATTGAAGTTATTGAATCTGTTCTGCGTTCCAATCCAAAAATCAACTTCGATAAATTAGCTGCTAAAGTCTCGGAGTGACTCTAAAACTGCCCTGGTCGGGATGGTCTTAAGACCCCTGAAGTTTCTCAGTTCTTTAAAAACTGTGTGGTGGAGTCAACAAATACCCCTTCCGTGTGGTTGATTTCCTGTTTTGCAACTGAACTAAAACAGGTGGCGAGCCTGCATAAACGGACTAAGGACGGTTGCATAAACCGTCCTTTTTTAGTATAATAAATATGTCAGAAACATTATTGATAAAATGAGTGATTATAAGAAGACTGCACTGGTTCTTGGTGCAGGTGGATTTATTGGTAGTCACATGGTGAAGCGCCTGCGCTCAGAGGGTTATTGGGTGCGCGGAGTAGACCTGAAGTATCCTGAGTTCAGTGATCACGAAGCAAACGAATTCATCATTGGTGACCTTCGTAGTCCTGGATTCGTTAACTCTGTTCTGGAGTTCAAAGGTCACTTCAGTAATTACTACAAGTCTGTTCCTTATCAGCACATCCGTCCGTTTGATGAGATCTATCAGTTCGCTGCTGATATGGGTGGTGCTGGTTTCGTCTTTACTGGTGAGAATGATGCAGATATTATGCACAATTCTGTCACCATCAACCTGAATGTGCTTGAAGGTGTTCGTCAACTGAACGAAACCTTTGATGGAGTGGAGAAATCATATACCGAATGCAACCGACCTAAGTTGGATCAACCAACTAAGATTTTCTATTCTGGATCCGCTTGCATGTATCCAGAACACAACCAACTTGACCCAGATAATCCCGACTGCCGTGAAGAATCCGCATACCCCGCTAACCCCGACTCCGAATACGGATGGGAAAAACTCTTCAGTGAGCGGTTGTATCTCGCTTATAATAGGAATCACGGCATTCCTGTTAGGGTTGCTCGCTACCACAATATCTTCGGACCAGAAGGAACCTGGGACGGTGGAAGAGAGAAAGCTCCAGCTGCAATCTGCCGTAAAGTCGCTTACCTCCCGGAACAGGGTGGAGCTATCGAGGTGTGGGGAGATGGCCTACAGACTCGTTCCTTCCTGTTCATTGACGAATGCATTGAAGCGACTCGAAGATTGATGGATAGTGACTTCATGGGTCCTGTCAACATTGGTTCTGAAGAGATGGTCACCATCAACCAACTAGTAGACACCGCTGCTAAGGTTTCTGATAAAGAAGTTCAGAAGATTCATATTGATGGTCCTCTTGGTGTTCGTGGTCGTAATTCCAACAATGATCTTATTAGAGAAAAACTTGATTGGGATTATTCTCAAACTCTTGAAGAAGGTATTCGTAAAACTTACAATTGGATTTTGGAGCAAACAAGTAAATGAAAGTTTTAATTCTTGGATCTGGTGGTCAGATTGGTGCATATCTGACCGATTACTTACATGAAAAAGGACATGAAGTTACGGAGTTTGATGTTACTAATGGAGAACAAGAGGACTTAAGAAAAATTCCTAATCCCAAATTGATGCATGATATTCGTCTTGCTGACTTTGTATTTTTTCTTGCATTTGATGTTGGTGGTTCTAGATATCTAAAAAAGTATCAACATACATATGAATTCATCAATAACAATACTAGAATCATGGCAAATGTATTCCAGTATTTGCATGAATATCGGAAACCATTTGTCTTTGCCTCATCTCAAATGAGTAACATGAGTTACTCTCCTTATGGTGTCATGAAGCGTGTTGGTGAAATGTACACTCAAAACTTAAAAGGATTGACTGTTAAGTTTTGGAATGTCTATGGTATTGAGAAAGATCATGAAAAATCTCATGTAATCACTGACTTTATTCGCAAAGGATTTGAAGAAGGTGAGTTTGAGATGATGACAGATGGGACTGAAGAACGACAGTTCTTATATGCAGAAGATTGTTGCGAAGCACTTGAGACTATCATGGAACACTATGGTGATTTTAAACCAACAGATCCTCTGCATATTACGTCTTTCCGATCAGAATCAATTAAGGCTGTCGCTGAAATTATTCAGGGATGTTTCAATAGAATCGGGAAGTATGATGTAAAAATTAAACCTGGACTCGCAAAAGATAGTGTTCAGATGGACAAAAGAAATGAAGCAGATAACTATATCTTTGGATGGTGGATGCCCAAAACAAATCTCCAAGATGGTATCGGTAAAGTATTTGATGAAATGAAAAAGGAGTATGAATCTAATGACTAATCTCACCCCGCTTAAAAACTTTATTAATGAACCGCATTGTGATCTTGGTTCAAATGCATGGAAACTTCTTGAACTTGTAAGAACACATAAAGACGCAAGATTTATTGATCTTGGTGTTCGTCTTGGTGCTTCTTCTGCAGTAATGTCTGTGGAATCAGAAGAACGAAACAATCAAGTTTGTGGATGTGACTTGATGTTTGATGGTTTTGAGAAGAATGGCGCACGATTTGTTAATAGTAACTACATGTGTTACATGGCAGATAGTGTGACTCTTGGTAAAAATTGGGATGAAGATCCCTTCGATATCATTTTTGTTGATACTATTCATACTCGCGAACAAGTTCTCGCGGAACTTTATTTCTGGGCAGATCATCTCAAAGAAGGTGGGTATTTTGTTTTCCATGACTCTCATTGGGAAGGTCCTGGAGATATCATCGGAGAAAAACAATGGGAACGTGTTGATGTAGCCATTACAGATTTCTTTAATCTACCAAAGAGTGTTCGTGAAATGGATACGTATGAAGATGATGACATCGTACTCAATCATTACACTCCTAGTTTTGGTATGACATTTGTCAAGGTCAAAACTCTAGATGCTATTGCAAGGTTTAAAGAAAACATTAATTGGGATGAAGTTTTTGAAATTCGTAACTGGCTGAATGATCTTCATTTCAATCCACAAAATCCCAAGTTTGTTAACTGGGGACAAGATATCGATGCAATTGAAAATGAATTGATTATCAAACCATGACAGTAACTGTTTCTCATTGGTCTGGAAGACTTGGAAATAATATTCAACAAGTTGCAAATGCATACATGTTTGCTGAAAATTTTTCAGGAACTTTTGAACAAAAATTGCAACATGATATTATTTCTGAGTTTAGATGTGAATTTGGAGAGACCCCTGTCGATGCTCGTGGTAGATTCTATTCTTGGGAACCTTTAGTTCACTGTGAAAAGGGAATATTTGAGGGAGGAAATGAGGTAGGATTACCGAAAGAATATGTTTATGAAAACATGAGAAGGGCATGCTTGGAAATTTCCAAGTATCTAAAACTTCCTACTACTGATCCTCTTGGTGATGATACAATTGTAATGCATTTGAGAAGCGGCGATAACTATCACCGTATCTTTAATCCTCCAACAAACTATATTCCAAACCCACTTTGTTTTTATGAAAATCTAATTGATAGTTTCGATAAGGCAATCCTAATTACTGAACCAGATGATTTAAATCCAATTGTTCATGAATTGAAAAAGAATAATAAGGTAACGATTCAATCATCTACCGTCGAAGAAGATTTTGCAACATTGATGTCTGCAAAACATCTTGCATTGTCGGGAGTTGGAACTTTTGCAATGGCTGCAGCACTATGTTCCTCTCAAATCACAGACCTATATACTACAGATCTTTTGTTGACGGAACATCTTAACTATACTATGATGTATGGTACAGATGTTGTGGTTCATGAGATGGAACTCAAAGACTATCTCACTGTTTTTCCCTGTAGTTGGATGAACACAGAAGAACAGAGAAAATTTATTTTAGATTATAAGGCATGAAAATTTTTGTTACTGGTTGTGCAGGACTTCTGGGTGCAAACTATACAAGACATCTTTTAGAAAGTGGTCATACTGTAATTGGTATTGATAATTTATCTGGAGGATACAAAGCTTTTGTTCCTAAAAACGAGAATTTTATTTTTAGGAAAATAAATCTTGAAAATAGAAAAAAAATTGTAGATTTGTTTGAAGAACACAAACCTGATGTTCTTCTTCATTTTGCTGCCTATGCTGCTGAAGGACTTTCTCCTTTCATTCGCAATTTTAACTATAGAAATAATTTGATTTGTTCTGCAAATCTTATCAATGAATGTATTAAACATGATGTAAAAATCATCTTTACATCATCCATGGCAGTCTATGGTGAACAAGAACCACCATTTACTGAAGATAAGAAACCACAACCAATTGATCCATATGGAATTGCAAAGTATGCTGTTGAGTGTGATCTAAAACTTGCACATGAACAATTTGGTTTGAGATATAACATTGTTCGTCCCCATAATGTGTTGGGTATCTATCAAAATATTTGGGATAGGTATCGGAATGTAATTGGTATTTTTATTCGTAAGACATTGAATGGTCAACCTATTCTTGTTTATGGAGACGGAGAACAGACTCGAGCTTTCTCTGACATTAGATATTATATGCAACCATTTGATAAACTTCTGACTGATCATGATGGAGAGATCTTTAATATTGGTGCAGACAAATACTTCAGTCTAAATCAAGTTGCTGAAACAGTGCAAAGTATTGGTAAAAAGTATGGATATGAAGTTCCCATTGAACATGGAGAACCAAGACATGAAGTTAAACATGCCTATTGTGATCATACTAAAGCAAAGACATTGTTGAATTTTAAAGATGAGACTGTCTTAGAAGATTTAATTGAGTCCATGTTTGTTTGGGCAATGAAACAACCAAACAGAAAAGTAAAAGACATGGAGTATGAAGTAACTAAAGACATTTACGAGTACTGGAAATGAAAACTGTAGGAATTATTGGTAATGGTTTTGTTGGAAATGCAATTCATCAAAATCTAAAAGATAGGGTTGAAGTAAAGGTTTATGATGTTGATCATGATCGATCACCTAATACCAAAGAAGATGTATTGGATTGTGACTACATCTTTATCTGCCTTCCAACTCCAATGACGGAGGGTGGTAATTGTGATGTTAGTTATTTGGCAGAATTTTTTAAAGAATTGCCAACATCAGTCAAAGGAACTTTTGTAATTAAGTCAACGGTTCCTATTGGATTCAGTCGATATCTTGCTAGTGCAAAGTGGAATTTAAAAATCGTTCATAATCCAGAATTTCTAACCGCAAATAATTCTGTTGAAGATTTTATAAACTGTGATCGAAATGTTTTTGGTGGACCAGAAGAGGATACTAAAGATGTAAGAGATTTTCTTTATGGATTATTCCCCGAGTGGGAGAATGTTCCTTCATATCTTGTCTCATTCAATGAGTCCGAGATGATCAAATACTTCTCTAATAGTTTCCTTGCTTTTAAGATTGCATATTTCAATTCCGTTTATGAAACATGTAACAACTTTGATTCAGACTATGAAGTTGTTAGAAAGGCTATTTGTGATGATGATAGAATCAATGCACATCATACCAAGGTTCCTGGACCAGATGGTGAACTTGGATTTGGTGGTGCTTGTTTGCCCAAAGATATTAATGCTTTGATTAATACACTTAAACAAAAAGGCATTGATTCTTCTATGTTTGAATCAGTTTGGAATTACAATTTAAAGTTAAGAAAAGAAAACGAATTTGAGGTTTGATCATGAAAGTATTTGACAGTTTTATCTTTTTCAATGAGTTGGATCTTCTTGAGATGCGACTCAATATTCTTAATGATGTTGTAGATTATTTTGTTCTCACCGAATCTCCTTTTACTGTAAGCGGTAACGAAAAACCTCTTTACTATCAAGAAAATAAAGATAGGTTTGGAAAATTTAATGATAAAATTATTCATCATGTGACGGAAGAAATTCCAAATGACTTTAGCCACATGCTTGAAAAGACAAAATTTCATGTGGCATATAAGGAACCCGATCCATATGGAACTCCGATGATCGATATTCCTATTCGATTCCAACGTGCTCTATACAATAGAAACAATAGTGCATTTGGTATTGAGAAAGCTGGTGCTAGTGACGATGATTTGATTATTACCAGTGATGCTGACGAGATTATTAATCCTCTTGTTTTAGAAAATCTTGATTGGTTTGATCCTAACAATCATTATGTTTGTCTTCAGAGAGGTTTCTACTTCAAACTCAACTATCTCTATGATACAGAATGGATGGGATCTAGACTTTGCACTTGGAAACATTTGAAAGAAACAACAATTGATCAACATCGTCAAGATCATCAAAATGCATTTAGAATTGAGAATGGTGGATGGCACTGGAGTTTCTTTGGGGATGCGGAGAACTTTAAACTGAAACTTGCTTCTTACGAACATACCGAAAACAATATTGATTCTGTAGTTGGAAATGCTGAAGAAAAAATTGCTCAAGGTATTGATCCATTAAATCGTGGTCGTATGTCTAAAGTTGGTATTGATGATACGTATCCTGATTACATTGTAGAAAATCAGGAAAAATATGCGGAGTTTATAGCATGAAACCAATAGAAGGGTATGCCCTTTCTCAGAAGTGTGATTATTCTTTTGGAGACCAATCTGGTCAATGGGGGAATATTCACACTTCTTTTATGAAACCGGCTAACTTATTGAATCTTGAATTTGTAGATAAGGTTTTTAGTATTTCAAAAGAAAGAGATTACATGACTCTCTTTATAGATAACATTCGTTTATATAAAAGAAATTGTATTGAATGTAATGATAGTGATAGATTGTATGTTGATCGGTTAATGAATGAAAGTGATCTTCTTTCACTGTGTTCTAATTTTCCAGATATGAGATTTATCATCTTTACTAATCTTGAAGATACTCCAATAGACGAAGCAATTCACAATCTCATACCAGATAATGTTTTATTGATTAGTGCTGTTAATGCAGTTTCAAATGGAGGGAAAGTTGTTCCTGCTCCATACGGTTTACAAAGAGCAATGCATCCTGGGGATGATCGATGTAAAGTTATTTCTGAAATGATTGATCAGAGTCCAGAAAAAAATCATCTATGTTATGTAAGTTTTAATGAGTCATCACATCCAGAAAGAAAAGGACTCAAACAGTTATTCTCTTCATTTGCAAAAGTAGATTACGATAGAGTAAACTATGATACTTTTCTTGATACGTTACAGAGGTCCAAATTTGTAATTTGTCCCAGAGGAAATGCCATAGATTGCCACAGAAATTGGGAGGCAATATATCTTCGCACTGTTCCTATTATGAAGAAGAATGATTATTTGGAAACTTTATTTAAAGATTATCCAGTTCTTTTTGTGAATGAATGGAGTGATGTAACAGAAAACTTATTGACTGTAAACGATCATCTTGTAATGGAACTAAAAGAGTTACCGCTTCATAATTTGGACTTAGATCGGTTTTATTCTCATAATGTAAACTACGCTTTAGGGAAGGAATGAACTTTTTTTGTATATCTAATTACAATAATGATCTTGATTGGGTAAAAAATTACCCAAATCCACATCTAATCTATGATAAGACATGGAATGGTGGCGTTGTTGATAATGATAATAGTTCATTTCTTCCTCCATCCAATTTAAAAGATCGATATCCAGACTATAATATTACTAATGGATCTCCAAATGGATATAACATTAGTGACTATATGACATTTATTATTGATCATTATGATAATCTTCCCGATGTAACTGTTTTCATTAAAGGAAACACTGTAGGGAGACATGTAAGTCAAGAAGTATTTGATCGATTAGTAAATCTTCAATGTTTTACTCCAATTGAAGACTGGGAAATTCATGATCTAGATCAAGATGCATTGAAAGTGGGGTATGCTATGTTATCTTGTGCGGGCGGATGGATGGAGTTTAACGATAGTTGGTATCTAAATCATCCTAAACATCCAACAAAATACTTTACGAACTATAATGATTTTCTATCGTTTTGTTTTGTTAATCCTGTTCTTCCGAAATACGTAAGATTTCCTCCTGGTGGAAATTTTGTTGTGCCTAAAGAATATATTCTAAAGTATGATAGAATATTCTACGAAAATCTACGAACTTTTACAGACCACTCTAGAGTTTCTGGTGAAGGTCAAATGATTGAACGAGCACTCTATACGATATGGATGTGTAATTTTAAAGTATCTGAAAACATGAAGTCATTGATATGATTATTACAGAGATATACAAAGGACAAGGTTTTGGCAATCAACTGTTTGCTTATGCCACTTTGCGATCCATCGCAGAAAAAAATGGATACGAGTGGGGAATCATGCGATCCGATAAATTCAAGGGACATGATTTCATGTCTGTTGATATGGGTAAGGAAGTCATTGGTGGATCTGGACCAGAAGGTGGTCCGCCAACAGAACTATCTGAAGGAATAGAAAATTACTACAGAGAATATCGACATGCAGAATCAACTGATCCACTGCTTCAAACTGATATTCGACTGACAGATAAGAAACTTTTAACAATCTCGGACAACACAAAGATTGATGGTAATCTTCAATCAGAAGATTATTTTATTGACAGTAACTTTAGAAACTGGTTTAAAGTCAATGAAGATAAAGAACATAATGATACTAATGTAGAGGATATGTGTATCATCAACTTTCGAGGTGGTGATATGATTGGTAATGCTGGTTGTTGGCTACCAAGAAGTTATTATAATAATGCAATTAAAAGAGTACAAGAACAACATCCAAATATGAAGTTTGCAATTGTCACTGATGACGTTGCAGCAGCTAATCATGTTCTACCAGAATTTGAAGCATATCATGTAAGTATAGACTGGGATTTCGTCGCACTTAAAAATGCTAGACATGTAATTTGTGGTGCATCTACTTTTGCATGTTTTCCTCTTTGGATGAATGAACACTTGGAAACATGTATTGCTCCTAAGTATTGGTTTGATCACAATCGATCTCAGGGGTGGTGGTCTCTTGGATGCAGCATTTATTCGTATCCTACATACTATATGGATAGAGAAGGCAATCTCTCTACACCAAAACAATGCAAACTTGAATTTGAAGAGTATAAAAAGAACTCAAACATTTATGGAGATGACTTATGATTGAACTGCCTAATGTAACATTATTTTGTATCTCTTCGGATAATGTTGACGGAGCTCTGTTTGCTCTTCAACACAGTATGAAGGGAATTAAGTTTGGTTCTGTAAAATTGATTACTCATAAAAAACCAGACAATCTTCCTGAGGGGATTGAGTTTTCAGAATGTTATGAAATAAAATCTATTCATGATTACAACTATTATTGCATCTATAATCTCAGTGAACATATTGACACTGATTATTGTTTACTTGTGCAACCTGATGGTTTTGTAATTAATCCCGATAAATGGGATAATGAGTTCTTTAATTACGACTACATCGGTGCTCCATGGGAAGAAGTGCCATGGTCTTACATTGATCCATGGGGTAAAGGACATCGAGTTGGAAATGGTGGATTCTCATTCCGCAGTAAGAAACTACTTGACGTTCCCAAGAGAGCGTATGTTCACTTTGACGTGAACTGGGGCGACTTTTACAAACATATGAATGCAAAGAACACTGCAGAAGATGGAAATATTTGTGTTCATAATCGACACATTTATGAAGCACTTGGATGTAAGTTTGCTCCCGTTGAAGTTGCTGCTAAGTTCTCGCATGAGAAACCAATCGCAGAGACAAAAGGTATTACTCCTTTTGGATTCCACTATCACCTTCCGCCAGGAACAAAACTGGCATAAAATAAAAGAATAACATGCCTATCTTCAAAAGAACATTAGATCCACAAAAAATTAAATGTGATCATTGTGGATCAGAACATGAAAAGAAAAAAACCGTTTATGGATTTTTTATTCATATTCCAAAAACCGGCGGTAGTACAATCAGTGCATACATTAAGGCAATTGGTTGTGCAATATTTCTAAGTCATCCTGACAATAATTCTAATAAAGAAGATTATCCCAACGTTTTAAAAAGAGGATATGGTTGGGAAACAAGTGGTGGCAACTTACCTTCAAATTCTATTCCATGTTCAAATCATCATTGGCACGCTAAGATGATTGAACAATATGTTGATATGAATAAAATTGATTTCAATTTTGCCATGATCAGAGATCCTGTTGATAGACTTATTAGTGAGTATAGATTTAGAAAAAAACATTACATAAAATCAGAACATTCATATGAATGGCAAACCAGAGATCCTGGATCACATGAAGGTGCTATACAGACCGATGATTTTAGTACTTGGTTAAATCATTCATATGAATGTTATATCCATAATGAATATGTTTGGGATAATCATTTCAGACCACAGAGTGAATTTATTTTTGATGACACTATTCTCTTTAGATTTCCAGACTTTCAAGAAGTAAGAACGTTTTTGATTGATAAGTTTAATCGATCAGAAGAATTATCTCATATTAATAAGTCTGAAAAATATGAAGCTAATGTAACAAAAGAGGATAGACAACTCATTGAGAAGTGGTATAATAAAGACTACGAGTTACTTGAAACGAGAAGAAAATCTAATTGGTACAACGTATGATAGGACATAATCACCTTGGAAAAAACGGAAGATTTGGTAATCAGATGTTTCAATATGCGGCTACTAGAGGAATCGCTGCTAAACATGGATATGACTGGTGTATTCCACCAGGACCTGCGACAGATGAAGAGTTCACGGATGAAGAAAACCAACATAAACTCTTCATGGCTTTCGAGCTTCCTGATGTTCGTGAAGTTAATCTATTTCCCGCCAGGTATGTTAAGGAGAAGACTTTCCGCTTTGATGAAAATCTTTTCAATACCTGCGAAGACAATGTGAATCTTTATGGATATTTTCAGTCAGAGAAATGGTTTGCCCATATTGAAGAAGAGATCCGTAGAGATTTTACCTTCAAAGATGAAGTAGAAGAAAAGTGTCATGATGTTCTTGATCAAGTAGTAGGTGAAGGAGACTTCATCACTTTACATGTAAGACGAACTGATCATCTTATTAAACCTACATATCATCCAGTTCTACCTATCAGTTATTACGAGGAAGCACTTGGTAAAATGCCTAAAGATCTTCCTGTAGTTGTACTCACGGATGATCCGTCCTGGGCATTTGATCATCCATTTTTTGAATCTGATCGTTTCTTTGTTTCTGAGAGTGACAATATTCATGATATGTGTCTCATGTCAATGTCGGACTATAATATCATTGCTAATTCCACCTTCTCTTGGTGGGGAGCATGGCTTGCGGGACACAGTAATGTGATTGCACCCAAACTTTGGTTTGGTCCGGATGGAGAAGATCCTACAGATATTTTTGTTGATCGTTGGGAATATTTGAATGTCGAAGCTTAGTATTTGTATACCAACCTATGAATACAAAGGTAAAGGTGTGGAGTTTCTTTCGCACCTTTTTTCTAGTATCAAGAGACAAACATTTGAAGACTATAATGTAGTTGTCTCGGATCATAGTGTTGACGATAACATCTTTGAATTTTGCAGAGATCAAAGTGAAGAGGTTGAAGTTGTCTATATTCGCAATGAGGATGGTAGAGGTCTGGCTGCAGCAAATACTAATTCCGCACTAGAATTTGCAGAGGGTGAGATTATTAAACTCATCTATCAAGATGATATGTTTGTAGATGATTATGCTTTTGAAAAAATTGTAAATGCTTTTGATACGTCTGATGCAAATTGGATGATGCATGGATTTACACATACATCTGATGGAAGAGAAATGCATAGAAGTTGTATTCCTCAGTGGACTGACTCTATGTTAGAAGGTAGAAATCTTTTAGGTAGTCCATCTTGTTTTGCGACAAGAAATAATTGTAAAATGTATATGGATACTGAGTTAGAACTTTTAATTGATACTGACTTATATCATAGAATGAGAATGGAACATGGTATGCCAATTATTTTATCTGATTTTCTTATTGCAAATCGTGAACATGACAATCGCGTAAGTGATCTAAATAGTTCACTCTATGATGCATATGTGGAACATCCCTCTGGTGGATGGATGGTGAATAGAAGAGAACTGGAATATGTTCTCGCAAAACATGGCCAAGAACGACATTATCCAGATGAAACAAATTAATTTATCTCCTTGTACTTTTATTATTCCTATTCGTCTTGAATCTGAAGATAGAATAAGAAATATTATTACATGTCTTGTTTATCTTTTAGATAACTTTAAAGCAAGTTATATTATCAAAGAACACGACAAAACTTCAGTTTTTAGTGAAGTCGTCTTACCTCAATTAGAAGAATATTTTGGTGATGACTTAAAACAAATTGATATCAAACATCTGTTTGTTCAAAGTGATGATCCTGTTTTCCCCCGTCAACGTCTTATTAATGAGATGATTGACGAAATGAAAACTCCTATCGCTGTCAATTATGATTGTGATGTTTTAATTGATAGACAAGGAATGAAAGATGGTTTGAGTGGTATAACTCACTGGGGTGGAGATATTTCTTATCCATATGGTATAGGTAATTTTCAACGTAAGGTTAACGCCACCGATGAATTAGTAACTAAGTTTATTGAAAATCACTTTGACTTTGAAGTTTTCTATGATCATAGTGAAATGTCCACTGCCGATTTTGGTTGGGTTCAATTCATCAAAAAAGACCAATGGGTCAACCTGGGAATGGAAAACGAAGAATTCGTTGCTTATGCTCCAGAAGATAAAGAAAGATTCTGGAGATTTAAAAAATTTAATAAGAGAATTTATAGAGGGCAATCAATAATCTATCACTTAGAACATTCAAGATCACCCAATTCTTGGTTCACCAATCCACATATGAAATCAAACCAAGAATTGTGGGAAAAACTTCAAGTAATGAATCCACACGAACTTTTAAATTACTATAGACACAGACCTTATTATGAAAAATATTCTTGCATTCAACAAATTAGGAAATCTGGGACGACTTGGCAACCAAATGTTTGAATTTGCTGCACTTCGTGGCATTTCTTCAAAGCATAATTACACACCAATCATTCCACCACCATCACATAAAGGGATTGAAAACTATAGTTTACATGAAGCATTTAAACTAGATCATATTGATACTGGATTTATCGAAAGTGAAACATGTGTAGTCGAACCATATTTTCATTTTTGTGAGGAGATATTTGAAAAGTGTCCTCCAAATATTCAATTGTATGGATTTTTCCAGACAGAAAAGTATTTTAAACATATTAAAGATACGATTCTAGAAGACTTCACATTTCATGATAAATACATTGAACCTTGCAAAAAGTTCGTCTCTCAATTTAAGGATCCTATTTTCCTTCATGTGAGAAGAGGCGATGCTAATTTAACAGATCCTCGCGGATTCAAATGGTCTTATACTCAATGTTCTGATCAACACCCAACTCAAACTCTTGAATATTATGAAAGAGCTCTACAAGAATTTGACGACGATCAACCAGTAATTGTTTTTTCTGATTCTCCAGAGTGGGTACAAGAACAAGAATTTTTTCAAGGAGATAGATTTCATCAATCTATTCCTCAAGAAAAGTATGAAGATGGATCATATACTCCATACCTAGATTTGTGCTTGATGTCCATGTGTTCACATGGTATAATTGCTAATAGTTCACTATCTTGGTGGGGTGCTTGGTTAATTAAAAATCCAAATAAAAAAGTTATTGCTCCCAAAAGATGGTTTGGTCCTGCATATAAGGACAAAGACACAAAAGACCTTTATTGTTCTGATTGGATTGTACTATGAATAGAATCAAAAATTATCAGGAATTGGAAACAAGTATCGTAACTTGGATTCAAGACTATACTATAAAAAATAAAATCAAGGCACTTGTTGTTGGTGTATCTGGTGGAATTGATTCCGCTGTGGTTTCTACTCTTTGTGCAGAAACTGGACTTCCTACTTATGTGTTGTCCATGCCTCTTCGATCAAAAGTGGACAGTGATAGACTCTCTGATGATCATTGTAAACATCTAGAAACAACTTATGACAATGTAACTAGAATCAGAGTTGAACTTTCTGGTGTATATGAGAAATTTATCCACAGTTTGGATTGGTGGACTGATGCTCTAGGTGAAGAGAAAGGAACTTATACTTCTAATAATCTGGCTAATGCAAATACAAAGTCACGTCTTCGTATGGTGACTCTGTATCAAATTGCAGGAACAGTTGGTGGCATGGTTGTCGGTACTGGTAACAAGGTTGAAGATTACGGTATCGGATTCTACACTAAATATGGTGATGGCGGTGTGGATATTGCACCTATCGCTGACTTGTACAAAACAGAAGTATGGGAACTTGGCAGACACCTTGGTGTTGATCCACGTATCATCAATGCTGCTCCTACAGATGGACTGTGGGAAGATAGTAGGACTGATGAGGAACAGGTAGGTGCATCCTATGAGGATCTGGAATGGGTGATGGAGAGTGATATCTTTCTTAATGCAAAGAATCCAGAATCTGCCACCATGTGGATGGGTAAGGAACTTACCGAACAGCAGAAATCTGCTATCAAACAGTATGGAAAGTTCAACCGTCAGAATAAGCATAAAATGAATCCTATCCCTACGTTTAAACTATGAAAATTGGACTTATCGGAGCGGGGAGACTTGGCATTTGCTTTTCTCTCCTCTGTGAACAAGCAGGATATAACATTCTAGTTTCTGACATCAGACAAGATTATGTTGATGGACTCAACAATAGAGTTATTGAAACTAATGAACCAGAAGTACAAGAACTTCTGAATAAAGCAGAAATGTTTGAAGCTACAACTGATAACCAAAGAGTTGTCAATGAAAGTGATATCATTTACACTCTTGTAGCAACTCCATCTCTTCCTAGTGGAGACTATGATGTTTCTGCTGTGTGGAAAGTAATTGATGATATTATCGATTCTGGAGTAAAGAACAAAGCGTTTGTCGTTGGATGTACAACCAATCCAGGCGATTGTGCTCAATTCCAAGAGAAACTAAATGAACTTGGATGGACAGTGTATTACAATCCAGAATTTATTGCTCAAGGATCAATCATTAAAGATCTACGTCATGCCGATATGGTTTTGATTGGTGGAAAGAAAGATGCAATTTATGATGAACTTCATTACCTCTATCATCGTATTCAGGTAACAGAACCAAAGATTAGTCTGATGTCAACAACTGCTGCAGAGTTAGTTAAACTTGCAGTTAATTGTTACTTAACTACCAAAATTAGTTATGCTAATATGGTGGGAGAAGTCATGACACTTTCTGGGATGTCTGATGAGATTGATGTCGTACTTGATGCTATTGGATCCGATACTCGCGTAGGAAACAAATATCTTCGATATGGATATGGATTTGGTGGTCCATGTCTACCTAGAGACAATAGATCTTTCGGAGCATATTGCAGAAAGTTAGGTATCAATTATAATCTGGGTGAAGTTACTGATGAATTCAATGAGGAACATCTCCAGTTCCTCTGCAATCAATTTATTGCACAGAATGAAAGTAAGATCCCCTTTTATATGCCATATGTTTCATATAAGAGAGGATCTGATATTCTTACAGAGAGTCATCAATACAAACTCTGTAAAGAACTTTTACAATTAGGATATAAAGTATACGTTGGTGATAATCAAGCAATCGTAAATCAAGTTAAAAACGATCTTGTTGATGGAAATATTGTTTTCGTAAACTCAAAAGAAGAAATTATTGAAGAGGTATTTGAAATTGGACTTTAAAAGTAGAGACAAAAACAAATCCGCTTTTAAACTAGATGGATTTGGGCCCATCTATTATATTAATCTTGATGGTCAACCAGAAAGAAAAGAGTATATGGAATCCCAGTTTGAATACTGGAATATCAAAGACTATACTCGCGTCTCTGCTTATGATGGTAGAGAAGATGATCTTTCTGATATTATTAAAGGAAAATATCCAACAGAAAATATTACATCAGGTGAGATTGGTTGTGTGACATCTCACCTCAGAGCTATTGAACATTGGTACAATACGAGTGATAGTCCATATGCAATTATCATGGAAGATGATTGTTTTCTTGAAACTGTAAGGTACTGGACTTTCACTTGGCAAGATTTTATTTCAAAGGTTCCTTATGATTGGGACGTAATTCAACTTGCTATTATTTGTACTGGTGATATTCACATTAAAATTCACAAGAGATTTGTAAACGAATTCTCTACCGCTTGTTATATTATTAGTCGTCATCACGCAGAAAAACTTATTCGTCTTCACTGTAGAGATGGAAAGTATAAACTTGACAATGGAGTAAAACCTCGTCCTGTAGCTGACGATCTTCTTTATAATTCTGGAAATACATATAGTGTTCCTATGTTCCTGTATAAAATTGATATGGGAAGTTCCATTCATCCTGTCCATGTTGATGTTTATCACAAAGGAAACTTCAATGGACAAATGAATTTCTGGCAACAAAGCGGTGCTTCCTTTAATTTGGATCAACTTTTAGATTATGATCCGTATTTGGGTAGAATTGTTCAACCATCTAAAAACGAAAACAACAATGATGGGAGTAATGAATAATACTTTTCTAATTTGGGGAGTGTAGTATAGTTAAATAGTAAAAAGGATTCTGAAATGTTGGGTTTCTATCTCCTGTGTTTAATGTTAATTCTTTGTTTCGCATATGCTGGATATGAAGGCACTATGCGAATTTTTGTTTATCTTGACTTGACACTTAGACACTGGTCTATAAAATTTAAATTATGGATGATAAGGAGACGGTTGGAAAAGAAACTTAATTTTCCCAGAACTAACCTTTTTAAACATTTTCAGGAGACATTCAATGAACAATAAAGAAGTGTCCGAACTTTCATTAAGTCGCAAAGAATGCGAAAAATGTGGTGCTGTTTGGATTAACGGTAATCACATTTGGGGAGGAACGGGCAATCAAGGTAGTGAATCAGATCTAGCGGGTCTGGTATGTAATAAGTTGGGAGATCATCGATGTATTAATCCTATGAAAGGATCCGATGGTGGACAGACATGGGAATATAGAGCAGGATATATTGACGGAAAAATTGATGAAAGAAAACAAATGTTAGCAGAACTAAATAAACTATCCGATGAGTAATAAAGGATAAAAAATATCGTAGATGTATAAAGAACCACATCTTCAAAAAAAGTCAGACGAATGTGCTGAACTTTGGAGGGAGTGGTTTTCTTTTTTTGAAGATCCAGAGAAGAAACACTCTCCAGAAACTAAGGAACTTAGGAAAAAATGGTGTAGTTGTGTTACAGAATTTGGCGAAATGGTAAGTCAGGAAGTCAAGACAAATCCCAGATATAAAGACTTCCACTCTAGATAGATAGTGTAGTTGCGTAAACTTTATGAAGTTTATTTTCGCATTTCTCGCTACATTATTTCTTGCTGCACCTGCTTGGGCTGTAGACGTTCAGATGGGATCCAATGGCAATCTTGTTTTTGATCCCGCAGAAATTACTATCTCAGCTGGAGAATCAGTACATTTTGTTAATAATATGTTGCCTCCTCACAACGTTGTCGTTGAGGATCATCCAGAACTAAGTCACGAAGCTCTGGCAATGTTACCAGGTGAAGACTTTGAAGTTGCATTCCCAGAAGCGGGTGACTATACTTACTGGTGTGGTCCTCATAAAGGAGCAGGAATGATTGGTACTATTCATGTCGAATGAATCCAGACTATAAAAGAGAGTTTTACAAATCACTCAGAGAAAGAATTCATCAATTAAGGATGGATCATCTTTTTGAAGAACCTTGCCCACTTTACGAACCAGAGTGGGAAGAGGATTATGCTTGGGACTGCAGGCTAACCTACGACTACGAAGAAGATGAAGAAACTCAATGAAGTCGTTTTAAATATCACAGTTGCCATACTCGATTTCTTATACAGAGGTCGGGACTATCAACGTTTCTGGGTGCTTGAGGAGATTGCTCGGGCACCATATTTTGCTTTTTTAAGTGTGCTTCATTTGAGAGAATCTATGGGGTT